GATGACGCCCCACACGGCCCAGGTGACTGACTGAGCGTGCGAGATCGGCTTCGTCGGATCGGACGGCTCCCACGTGAACCCGGCGCGACCGATCGCACGGGTCGTCGCGAGCTCGAGCGACTTCGTCACCTCGGCCTGGTCACGGTGCAGCAGGAGGCCGTCGTTCGACATCTCGATGAAGATCGAGTGCGCGGCGGCGAGCTCGTCGAGATTCATGGCGAGGTACTTCACGCCGGCGCGGTCGAGATCCGCGAGGATCATCGCGGCGTTCTTCGGGTCGACGACGACGAGCGCGTTCCCGAGCTCGGCCTTCAGGGCCTTCACCTCGTCGGCCACCCAGCGCACCTTGCGGTCCGTCTTGTGGTGCTCGACGGCAATGTGATCGGAGTCGAGGCGGATAGCCTTCGAAATCGTCGCGTAGCCCCCGCCCCGGCCGACCGCGATAGCGATGACACCGCCGTCACCCTGCACCGGATAGTCGCCTGCGTGCCGCTTCCACACCTCGAGGTCGAGCTCCGAGAGCTTCTCGGCCACCTCCTCGCGGCGGTTCGGCCAGATCGAGAACCGCAGGCGCTTCACGGCCTCGGGGTCGAGCCTCGAGAGCTCGTCCTCGATGGTCGCGCGCGTCAGGCCCGGCCGGTACCCCAGGCCGGGGTTGCCCTGCTTCCATACCTCGGGATCACGGATGTTGATCTTCGCCGCGACATCAGGATCCTGCGAGCCCTTCGGATTGAACTCCGCCCAGCCGGTGCGCGGATCCGTACCCGAGCGCCCGCGGTCGCGCACACCTTCGAAGTATTCCGAGTTGTTCAGCTCATCCGGCACGGTCCCCGTGAACAGCACCTGCGTGTTGTCGACCGCCGACATCGTTGGGAGGAGCGCGTCCATCGCCGCCTGGGGCGTCTCCTGCGCCTCGTCGACGACGAGCACGTCGACCGTGAATCCGACGCCCGCGTTCCGTGAGCGCGCCATGAAGATCAGCCGGTTCCCGTTCGCGAGCTCGAAGCCGCGCCACTGGTTGTTGTCCTTGATGCCCCGCTCGCCGCCGAGCAGCTCACCCATCAGCAACGGCGACGAGGTGATGACGCGCTTCAGGCGCCGGAACGCCTCGACCGCGGTCTTCACCTCGTGCGCCGAGTGCAGGATCGTCTTCGGCTCGCCGTCGGCCTTCGGCCACAGGAAGAGGTGCGCGAGCTCGTACGGCAGGATGATGTTGCCCTTGCCGTTCTGCCGGCTCACGAGCACACCGAACTCGGTGCACACCCACCGCCCGGAGCCGTCGACCGAGAGGATCGCGTCGAGCGTGAGCTCCTGCCACGGGTCCTCCCGCAGGCCGGCCACGGCCGCGAGGTCGAGGGCCTCGCCCGCGCGCGAGCCGGCACGCTCGGGGATGCGGAGGAGGCTAGGCTCCTGCACTCCGAGCAGCTTCTCGCTGCTCCCGCTCTGCCCTGGCAGCAGCAAGCTGGTCTTCAAGGGTGACCCCCTTCGTCGACTGGCCGTTGCCCTGGATCTCAGCGATCTCGCGCAGGATCTCCCGCTGCTCCCGCATCTGCAGGTACGCGCGCGCCGGATCCCTCACCCGGAGCTCGGCCACGAGCTCGCGCGAGGTCTGCAGCATGTCCCGCAGCGTCTCGAGACGAGAGACGTGCCCCTCGTCGGTGCGCGGTGTCGGCCGCACCTGAGCCGCAGCGCGCGCCGCCTGCCGATCGACCTGCTTCTCGCGCCGTGCCTTAGCCGAGTGTGACCGGGCCCGCGAGTTCTCCCGCTTCGCCTCCCGGCACGCCTCACACACCTCCGTGCCCTCCCGCAGGTGCCGCCGGTACGCCGCGTACGTCCCGCATGGGGCCTTCGGACGAGCCATATCGCACCCCTCCGATCAATTCGCACCCCCGAGCAATTCGCGCGGGGGGATTTCCGCCACGGCCGCGCGGGAGGTTGGCGGCTGGTCTGTGTTGCTGGATTTTTGGGTCACGGGTCGAGACGCTTTTGAAGCGTTTCCCCCTAACGGCCTAGTGTGATCACATGACACAGCCGCATGTGCCCAGTCGGGAACCCGTCGAATACGACGACCGAGGCACCACGCCACCGCGGTGGGTGAAGCCTCTGAGATTCGCGCTTGTGATGGCAACGATCATCGCGGGTGTCCTCACGCCGCTGCCGCTGGTCGGGCCCCCAGAGAACGACGGTTGGAACGCTCTTGCTCTCCTGAGTTGCGCCGTCTCCCTGGGAGGCGTCGCCGCAACTCTCCTGGTATACGAACGGCAGCATCGGAGGACAGTCCATGCCGAGCGCGCTCAGGGTCAACAACTCAATGTGATCGGCGAGAGTGTCGCTTACCTTAGGAGCGCGCTCATTCAGGAGGGGCCTTCCGAAGTAGATGAATCGGAAGAAGAAGGAAAAGACGCACGAGCAGACAGCGACGTCGCGGAGGGGAGAGGTCAGATTATCAAGATCGGGGACCGTGACGGGCGGTACCTAGCGATAGATGAGATTCCGCTCAATGTCATCGCCGACCTACTCATCGGTTGGCGAGAGAACGACAGGAAGGGTGGAACACCCAAACGAAACGAAGGTCGTTGGTCAGTTGGGAACCTCGTCGGAGCATGGCGTCCCTCAGGGCAAGGTAACCACCCTTGGTATCTGACCTTCCGCGATGACGCGGGTGATTTCTCTGCTTGGCGCCTTTACAGGGGCGGGCAGGGGAAGACGTCACCCACGGTTGATGACGTTACCCCGCGCGGAGCGGCGTTATAGAGTACTCGCGCGGCGTAGCTGGGTCGGGTTGCTAACTGGCCTTCCAGATCTCAACTTGAGCGGCGTCGCCCTTCATCGTGTTGCAGCGGCGGTGGAACGGGTGCAGGTCCTGCCGGACGAGGTGGCCGCCGTTCCCGAGCGCGTTCGGGTGGTCCGCGGTGAACGACATCGGATCGGTGTGGGGGAGCGTCGTGTCGATGGGCTCGCCGCATCCGTAGTCGCTGCCCCATCCGCAGGGGAGGCCCTCTCGGGCGGTGCGTCGCTTGAGGGCGGCCTGCTTGCGGCGGTACGCGCGGTGGCCGGCGCCGTTGCGGATCTGCTGCGTGCCCACCGTCTCTCCTCCCGGGAACGACGAAGCCCCGGAGCTGTTGGGCTCCGGGGCTCTGCAGGTGCGGGTCGTGGGGCGGCTACTGCTTCTCGAGTTCGACGGTGACGGTGGTGCCCATCGCCGTGACCTCGTAGCTGATGACGCCGTCGGTGTAGGTGAAATCCTTGGTGTCGTCGGTGGAGGCCATCATCGCGGTGTCAGTCGCGGCCGCGTCGCGGGTAGATGTCCAGGTCCATGTGTCGCCGGCTTCAGTAGGGGCGGTGTAGGTGCCGACCCAGTAGATCGAGGTGCTGTCGTTCTCCTCGTTCACCCAGTCGATCGAGATCGTTTCCGCGGTGATGGTCGCCTGCTGGTAGTTCGTCGGCGAGTTGGAGTTGGTTTGCTTCCAGGAGCCGGTGAGGTCGGCGGGGGTCGCTGGTTCCTCGGTGGTGGTCTCCTCGGAGGCCGGTGCGGCGTCGGTGTCGGTGTCGGACGAGGAGCATCCGGTGAGGGCGAGGAGGGCGATTGCCGCGGCGGCGAGGGTGCGCTTCATAGCTCCAAGATAGCGGTGGGGGCGGGGTGCCGCGAGTGGTCGTGGTTCCCGCCCCCGCGAGGTGGAATGAGAAAGGGCCGGAGTCACGATGTTCGCGTTCCGGCCCACTTGCTCGATACTTAAGTTAAGCGGTACCCCCTTCCGCTGCGAAATATTCCTTGTCACGGCGTGTCGCCTGTCGTCTCATCAAAGTCGAGGAGCTGTTCGAGGGTGAGTTCGACGACGTGGCGGTTGCGGTTGTCGCGGTCGATGCAGCCTCGCCAGTAGGCCATGAGCGCCTGGTGCTCGACGACGCGCCGCCCCTGGTTGTCCCACGACCAGCCAGCCGGAGACCGCTGGCGCCACTTCTTCATCGTCTGGACGTGCTTCCCGGTGCGCTTCGCGGCTTGCCGGTAGGTGTACCAGGGGCGGTTCTCGATCACGCGGGCTTCTTCTCCCATGTGCGTTGGCAGGTGTCGCAGATCGCGCCGGCGAGACCGTCGGGGCCCCAGAGCGGCCGGATGGTGCGCTCGCCGCAGGTCGGGCAGGGGCGGGGTCGGTACGCCTTGAACTTGGGCTCGGCGCGCGGGTAGCGGCCGCGCATCTGTCGGATGAGATCGATGAGATCGTCCGGGGCGTCGTTGAGTGTTCCGTCGTGCGCGATCTGGTGGGTGCATGCGATCAGCCAGGTCACGATCTCAGTGGACAGCTCGAACGCCTCACTGGGAGTGCAGAGGGGCAGCCCTTGGGGTTCGTCCCGTCCCCGCCACATGCGCTCGCGGAGTGGGCGGGGGGAGGCACCTCCGACCTTCTCCGCGACCTCGCGGCCGAAGATGATCATGGTCGCGTAGACCAGGTCCGCGTCGTCGGCGGGATCGACCCGGTACGGGAGGCGCGCCTGCTCGGAGCCGCCCGACACCTTGACAGCGGCTGTGTCCTGCGCGGCAACCGCGGACTCAGCGAGCTCGCGCATGTGGAGGAGCTGGAACGGGACCTGGCGCAGGTGCCACTCGAAGTGCTCGGACCAGGAGCGTTCAGCCTGCATCGGGGGTCTCCTTGGTTCGGTAGGGGTTGCGGCGGAGGACGACCGCCGGTCGCTCCTCGTACAGGCGGTAGCCGGTGCGTGCGCCTTCGTCCCATGCGGCTTCGCTCGCCTGGCGTCGCACCGACTCAAGCCAGCGATCGAAGGCCCGCCCGAGCGCCCGTTCGCGCGATGCTGAGTTGACCGGGTCGTGGTACTCGCCGACAGGGTCGTTCGCATAGCCGCTACGGACCATGTCAGTCGACGGGACGAACTTCTCGCTCATCGCCCACCACATCGCAGCCACTCCTCGCGACGCTCGTTGACTAGGCGGGCGACCTCTGGGTAGGAGTTCCACCCGAGCGAGGTCTGACCGCCCTCGAACTCGCGCTTGTAGGTCATGGATCCCCGGATCACCTCAGCCAGCTTCGCCTCATCCACCGTGGGCTGAGCAGCGAGAGCGTCGATGAGATCAGCGGTTCTCGTCTCGCCTCGGTCCCGCCAGTAGAGCGACATCGTTTCGGCGTCACTCCTCAGCTTCTCGCGATCATTCACGACAGCTCATCCCCTCGCAGCCACTCGGCCACGTCGCGAGCAAGGTGGCTCATGCCTTCCGCTGACACCCCGGCCCCGAGAGTACCCCCGCTCGACAGCACCTCGTGGTTGGCAGCCGACGCCAGCAGCTCAGCCAGCTTCGCCTCATCTACCTCGGGCGGAGCGGCGAGAGCGTCCGCTGCTTCCCGCAAAAGCTCAGCACCTCGGGTGTGATACCAGTCCACCTCGATAGCGGCCTCTCGCGCCTCCGCGATCAGCTTCTCGCGGTCGGGGGACAGAGTGGCACGCAGTGAGCAGTCCATCTTGTGCCCATCGGCGCGATGGCACACAGCGCATCCGCTCGGCTCCTGCGGGGTGCCTGCTACCGTTGCCTGGTGACTGCGCCCCTCGTCTTCTGGACCATCTTCACGGCCGCCGCGATCGTCATCTCCGCCGTGACCGCTATCGTCGCTTACCGTCGGAGTCGACGCGACCGGTGACGGCTTCTGCGGGGCGACACCAGCAGCAGCGAGGCGATTCGTTGGCAGCTCTTCCTCGCCCACGCAGTCCACCCGCCGATATGCGACCCAGCAGCCTTCGACCGGGTCGCGCCAGTAGATGTGGAGGAAGTCGTCATCGATGCGCAACTCCTCGGTGGGAGCGCCCACGAGCAGACCAGGCGAACTCAGCGCATCGGCCACAGCGTCACAGAGCTGCGCGACAGCCTCCGTGACATGCGATCCTGAGAATGCGTTCCCACGCATCGCCTGATACCGAATGTTGCGCGCCGCCTCGCGGTAGTAGCCGGCGTCCGCGGAGTCTCGCGTGCTCGTCTCGGGCCCGAAAGGCACGGTCGGGATCGCTACCGGGATCGGTGCGCGTTCAGCTGTGTTCGTCATGGTCAGTTCCCTCCGATGGAAGCGAGTGCGGGCACGAGCGCCGGGTAAGCGTCGAGCAGAAGACGGGCCGCCTTCACGAACGTGCCCGCGTGATGGACGTTGTAGGTATTCAGGAGCGAGGCGAGTGTGTACATCGCCGTGTCCTCGGGGCTGTCGTCGTCGCACGAACGGTCGGGTCTGGTCACCGTCTCGAATCGCAGTTCGTTCTCGATCGACTCGATGACGGCTTGCTGCATCAGGCCGAGTGCGCGCTCCGGCTCGCCGTGCTCGTGAGGGCATCTCGGCTTGTGGCACTCGGGCCAGTCGAACTCGACCTCGAACCGGTTCACCGACGCGGCATGCGCAGCAGCCCGAATCCGTCGCCGAAGTGCCTCGCTGATCTCGCGTTCACTCCCCACCGCCCTCACCTCCCAGCGCTGCCTCAACGGCGTGGATCGTCGGGCACGGCCACTCCGTCAACATCCCGAAGTAGCGCCCGTTGGGCAGTTGGAAGGAGCACTCGCGGCAGATGGTGTCGCTTGGCTCGATCTCCACGGGCTGATGCAGCGCCGTCACCGCTTCGAGCGCGGCGACCATCCGCGGCACCGACTCCCGGGCTGCGGCGATGAATTCGGCGTCCATCGAAGCATGTGGGCCGTCACCGGTCGCCGCGGTAAGGCGATACCCGCCAGGGTCGCCCTGGGTCTCGGGCACCCACACGACGAACAGCGGCCCGTCACCCGTCAGCGCGCCTTCCAGGTACTCGGCGGCGGTCTCATCGCTACCCTCTGCGGGCGCAGCGGCGAAAGCCCACGGCCCTTCGGTCGCGGCACCTGCGAGGCGCTTCTGCTCGGCCAGGTACTCGGTAATCGCGGTCATTCTCGTTCTCCTGTCAGGTAGTCCACGTAGCAGGTAGCGCCGGGGCATTTCCCACAGCAGGTGTCTGCGATATTGAAGTCGTCGTCACTCCCCATCGCCCTCACCTCCTGCCGACAGCGCAGCACGCCACCGCCTCTTCTTCTCGGTTGGGGCGACGACTTCACGGTGGGGGTCCTCGCGCCCCCACTCCCCGCCGCCGGCGATTCCGTCGTCGTGCCACCCGGCCGCGCGGAGCGACCCGCCCGGCTCGGTGGCGAGCGTGTAGGTGATGATCTTGTGCGGCTCATAGCCGAGCGCGATCCCGGCTCTGCGGAGCGCGCCGTAGATCATGCTGCATGCGTTCCGGGTGCCGTCCGTGCAGACCCTCACCACCTCGAGGTGCTGGTCCTGGTCGAGCATCCGAGACACCGGTCGCCCCGCGATCCCGACCCCGCGGATCCGTCCCGCCTCGTCGACGACGCTCACGCTGAACTTGTGCCCGCGGCTGGCCTTGTGGTGGCGGTGATGCTGCTCGACGTAGGCGTTCGCCGCGCGCAGTCCGATCGGCTGGATCTTCAGTTTCAACGTCCTCCTGTCCTTCAGGGTGAGAGCGGATGCCGGCACGCCGAACCGGGCGAGGACGGCGATGTCGGACGGGGAGAGGGTGCTCGGGAGCGCGGCGTGGTCAATGCGGGAACGGTCGATCGCGGTCATGCGGCGACCTTGCAACCGCTACGCTGCTGTCTCATGGAATGCGCGACGATCACCTGCAACCTCGATGAGATAGCAGCTGCCATCAGTGAGCCATCCGCCATTGAAGAGGCAGCACTGGTCGTTGCTGTTGCCTCTGCAGCCGGAACTCTCGCAATCGCTCTCCTTAACGTATTTCTGTTGATGAAGCAGCATCGTCTCCAAGTTGACACCCTTCGAAAGGAAGGCCGGGTGAGACGGGCCGAGTACGGCGCTGCGCTGAAAGCCTGGGTGATTGAAGCGATCGCCGACAGAGCGCACGGACGACCGAACGGGCACAGTCGAACCAGTGCAGCTGAGAACGAAGTTGCCCGCCTCGGTGCTCTAACCGACGAGAGAACCCATGATCGCCTCGCATCCTTCGTTGCGACCTCGCTCGTCTTCAAGCTGCCCGCGCCCAAAGATCGCGACGGGCTCGGGGCCTTCGCTGAGCAATTGATTACAACCATCGACGCGTGGGTAAGCGACCCATCGAGTGTCGAGCTCGATTCTGCCGCGGTGATTGCTGGAGCTTGAGAGTCTGTCGGCTGACCAGAATGTTGGGAATGCCGCAACCGAGGGGCGAATCTGCTCAGCATGTGCCACCTTCGAGCATGAGTCGGCCGGGCATTCCGGTCGCGATCATCTGCGCGACCTGCTCGCCGGTCTCCTCGAACACGGTCCGCCCTGAGGGGAGCACGGTGTGCGCGTAGAACTCCTGCTCGAACGTCGCGATCCCGGACTCAATCGCCTCGAGTTTCGCCTTCACGACGAGCGCGAGTGCCCGCCACCGCTGCCGCGTCGCCTGCTCGTATGCTGCCTCCCGCGCCGACGCTGTGCGGACGCCGCGGGAGTGGTGCGTGAACTCGCGCGCCGCGGGGTCGGGCAGCGGGATAGTGAACCGCACCTGCCGGCCGGACGCTTGGAACGCGATCCGGGCGGCGCCCGGCTCCGTCATGTAGGCGAAGTGCGTCGCGCCGTAGCGGGAGAGCGTCTTCTCGATCTCGCCCCGTGAACGGTCGCTCGTCACGTCGGTCTTCGCTGCATATGTGCTCATCGTGTCTGGTCCTCTCGGGTCTTGCTCGCGAGCTCGTCTGCACGGAACGCGGCCAGACAGTTCGGGCATGTGTCGCCGCTGAGCGGCGCGATCGGGTTGCGGGTACTGCCGCAGTACGAGGCCCGCCACGAAACCGGAGACGCGAGGCAGGCCGTTGGGGACTTGGGTTTGGTCATGGTGTCTCCGTTCAGAAGGGGTGGGTTTCGTCCTCGTTCGGGTCGGGGGACGATGCCTGCGAGGTAGTGCCGTCGGGGTCGGGCGGTGGAAAGGTGCGCCGGGGACTGGACACTCGAGCGCGGAGGATGAGTTTCTCGGGCATGGCAGGCCAGCCAGCAGCTCCGGACGCCGAGCGACGATGGGGAGCATGAGATGATCGCCACATGACTCGAATCAACGTCGGCAAGCAACACCCGGACGTCTACGAGCAGCTCGCGACTCTCAGCGGAGCTGCTGAGGGAGCAGCATTCGACGCTGGGTTAGATCGAAAGCTAATCGAGCTCGTAAAGCTGCGCGTTTCGCAGATCAATGGATGCGCGTTCTGTTGTCGTTTGCACTCTCGTGCCGCTCTGCGAGCCGGAGAGACTGCTGATCGTCTCGCTGTTCTACCCGCTTGGCGAGAGTCGCAGTATTTCTCTGCTGAGGAAGTAGCGGCACTGTCGATCGCTGAAGACGTTGCGCGACTGTCACATTCTGTGTGCGATGAGGACAGCGAGGACGCCCTCACAGCAGAGAAGGTGTCAGCGGTGACCTGGGTCGCCACGGTCATGTGTGCTTGGAACCGTGTTGCGATCCGCAGCGGATACCAGGTTTCCCCGTAACTGTTGATAGTGGATCGGGTTCCCAGGTGGCAGGTGCTAGGGCCGATCTTCACAGCACGACCTCCCCGGACAGGGTGCGGATCTGGCCCTCGACGAGGCGGCCACGCCGCTCGTGCATGTCCTCGTCGATCGCGTTCTCCGCGGCGAGTGCCTGGTAGATGAGTTCGGCCGCGAGGGCTCGCGCCTGCGCGGGGGAGTAGTCCTGCCGCTTTCGGCGCTGCCGCAACTCGACGCGGTACTCGTCGTTGATGTCGACCGTCGCGATGTCGACGGTGATGTGTTCCCGAATCGCCATGATCCGTTCCTTCCTCAGTACAGGCCGATCGGCTGCGAGGTGACCCGCGCGAAGCGGCCCTCCCACCGAAGCTGTCGGCGTCCCACTCGGCCGTGGCGGTTCTTCACCACGTACATTTCCAAGACGTCCCCGGGCTCTCCGTCGGCCTCGAGCTTGCGCTGCATCATCAGGACGACGTCGGCGTGGTGGCCGATCTTGTCCGATGCCGAGAGGTCCGCGAGCGTGGGTGGCCGCTGGGACGGCTGACCACCCTTGCCCTTGGCCTGCGCGCTCTCCCTCGTAAGCTGCGACAGCACGATCACCGGGCAGTTGAGTTCTCGGGCGAGGATCTTCAACTGGCGCGTGATCTCGCCCACCATCTCGTGCACCGCCATCCGCGAGTCGTGAGAGCTGATCAGCTGCAGATAGTCGACGACGACCCCGGCGATCTCGCCCTTTCGAGCAACCCCTCGCCCGAAGCCCTTCACCTGCTGCACGGTCACGCCTGAGCGGTCGTCAACGAAGATCGGTAGACGCTTCACCGCGGCTCGTGCGAGACCGAGCTGCGCCTTATCGCTCGTGGACAAGTCGTGTCTCTTCAGCGACGACATGGGGATCTGCCCCCTTTGCGCCGCCAACCTCTCGCGGAGCTGGTCTTTGCTCATCTCGAGCGCGGAGAACGCGACTGGACCGTGCTCTGCCAGCAAGGCGGCGATTTGCAGGCCGGCGTTCGACTTACCCCCGCCGGGACGGGCGCCGACGACGTAAAGACCGCCCGGCTCAAACCCTCCGACGAGGTCGTTGATTTCGTGCCAGGGTGTCGGGATGTACACCGGGGGTGTTTCGAGTGTCGCTTCCCAGGCATCCCATCCCTCACCGATCGCTTCCACCGCGACGGTGCGCTCGCCGAGCAGGCCCTCCATCTCGGCGCGAAGCTCCTCGATGCGTTCGCTCGGGTCGCCCTCGCCCTGATAGCCGGCGCGCGCGGTCTTCTCGCCGAACTCGATCATGCGGCGGTGGACAGCCTTCTCGCGGACAATCTCCGCGTAGAAGACAGCGTTCGCCGCCGAGGGAACCACCGCAGCGAGCTCGTGCAGGTAGACGGCGCCCTGCGGCACCTCCGATAGCTTTCCGGTGCGGGCGAGCTCGTCGCCGACGGTGATCGCGTCGACGGGGTGCCCGGCACCGGCGAGCGTCCGCGCCGCGTCGAAAATAGTCTCGTGTGCAGGCTCGTAGAAGTCGCGGCCCGACAGCACGTCGGACACCTCGGAGAGCGCGCGAGCGGAGAGCATCATCGCGCCGAGCACCGACTGCTCGGCCACACGGTCGTGCGGCGCGGTGCGTTCGGTCGGTCCCTGTTGGGAGTTCGACCAGGGGTCCTCGGTCGCGGGGTTAAAGTCGTTCACTGCTCGATCCCCAACCACTTCCCCCGGAGGTGGTCGACCCATCCCGGCTCGTCTCGTCGCTCGACGAACTCCTCGGCGGGCACCCCTGCCGCGGCGCACAGCTGACGCTCCTCCGGCGTGAGCACGGGCGGCTCCCACGCGCGCTCTCTCCGCAGCGCGGCGACACCCTCCACGACATGCACTGGCATCAGCCACTCGTGCGAGGTCTGCAGATGCCGGCGCACGGCCTCCTCGGCATCGCCGAACGGCAGATGCCCGATCACGGCCGCCCACGCCTCGACGTGCTCCGCGGCGACGCGCCGGTGGTCGAACGCCGACACGATCGCGAGAAGCTTCGCAACCTCTGACTTCTTCATGCGCCCAGCTCCTTCCGCTCCTCGGCCTCGTAGCGCTCGGCGAGCGAGATGTTCTCGACGACCGCCGGCGCCCGGCGCCCACGAGCGGCCTGCGCGCGGAGCGTCTCGTACTTCTCCCGCAGCTTCGAGGCCGAGAGGATGTTGCTCCGCCAGAACTCGTTCGACTGCGCCCACCGGATCGCGTTCGCGACCTGCTCCTCGGAGCGTCCGTCTCGGTCGAGCAGAAGACGCATCGCGTCTCGGTTCGCCTTGTTCCGCTTCGGGAGCCTCTTCACGCCGTTCTTCTGCAGCTCCTCATCCAGAAGATCCAGGAGGCGTTCAACGTCGGGTCGGGTCGCGTCAGCGACTTCCGACGTGTTCCCCTCCTCTCCCTTCCTCTCCTCTCCACTCCTCTCCAGGGCCACAAGAGGGGGCTCGGGAGGGGCCTCGGCGGTCCCTTGTTCCCCGCGTGTTCCCCTCACGGGGGGAACATTTCCGCTCTCCGCCGCGGAATAGCGTGCGGAGAATGGGGGAGTGACCCTCGTGAACTTCGTCGGCGTCGGCCGCTTGGGGGACTGATGCACCTGCACGTTAGGCGCCCAAAGAAGGGGGCCCTGGTCTGAGGAGACCTCGATCACGAGACCCTCGCGAAGTAACTCGCAGACGAGCGGCTCCACTTCGATGGAGTCGCCGGGGAAGACCTTCATCTTGAGCGACATCGGGGAGTGCTTGATGAGGCCCTCGTCGTCGCCGAAGACCCAGATGCCCTCGAACAGGTAGCGTGCCGGGATCGAGACACTCACGATCTGCTCACTGCTGAAGAACTCAGGCTTCAGGCTTCGGATCTTCGCCACCTCGATCACCTCCTCTCTGGGGTCTGAACCCCGACTTCCTTGCACCATGCGTTCCACTCCTCGCCGTACACGTCGCGCATCATCGCCGCCGCCTCAGCGGCGTGGATTGGGAGCGCCGCGCCCGCTGGCGTGAGCCGCGCCCATCCCCAGAGGTGCGGGTAGAACGCAGGGACCCGAGAGGGGTCCTTCACCCAGCGCCGCACCTTCCATCCGAAGACGAGGGCGTACTTCTGCAGGTCCGACTCGCATCGCCCGTTGCAGTCCCCGCACAGGGCGAGCGAGTCCTCGATCGACGGCGGGGTCTTCGAGCCGCCCATGCCCACCGCGCGCCGGTGCTGATGCGTCAGCCCAACACGGGCACCGCATGCCGCGCACCTGTCCCCGTCGCGCTCCTTGGTGTCGCGCCACGTGCTCGTGGTCGCCCTCACTGGAACGTCCTCGACTTCGTGACGCGGAACTCGTACACGCCGTCCCACACCACGCGGGGATAAGCATGCAGCGACTCGAGCGTCAGTATGCCGTCCCGGGTCCGGCCGTCGACACGGTACGGCTTCGGGTCGTCGTCGACGCGCACGACGTCGCCGACGTGGATCTCCTGCAACGTCACAGCGTCACCCCGAGCTTCTCGCCGGCCTGCCGAACGCACCATGTGGCCGATTGTCCGGGGGCCATGCGGGATTGCATGAGCACCGACATCAGGGCGCCCTTCACGAGGTTCGCTCGAGCATCGTCGAGCTCGCGCTGCTTCTCCGCGAGCTCCTGCTCGAGCCGCACCGCGGTCGCGCGCGCCCGCTCGCACTCGGCGCTGATGTCAGCGAACTGCGCAACATCAGCCCAGTCGGGGCGCTCCTGTGGGGGCTCAGGCGCCAGGTCGGCGAACGCGTCCTCGCAGTGCCGCGTGAGCGCGTTCGTCACGGCGACGACACCAATCGCATATCCCGTTGCGAACTGCTGCAGTCGCTCGGCGCCCGAGCGCATCTTCTCGTAGCCGTCCATGTCTCTCATCCCCTCCTCGGGAGTCCCGCCAGCTGGTATGTGGCGAGCACCAACTTCGCTTGTGTCTGCAAGCTGCTCTTCCTGCTGTCCACCAGGTCTGCGAGGTCCTTCGCGTACCGGTATGCGATCTGCGCAGCGGCGTTCGCGACGCGCTCCTCAGCGATTTCCAGATCGAGCGCCGCCGCCCGCTCAGCCGCGGTCGCGCCCTGCACCCGTCCCGTGGTCTTCGCCCGGGCGAGCACGAGCGCCTCCGAGGTCGCGGCCCGCACCTTGTCGGCCTCCTTCACCACCCGGATCGCCTGCGCCGCTACGCCGTCGACCCGCTCGAGCTCGTGCAGGATCTGGTCGGGGGTGCGGACCCCGCCGGGGGCGGGCGCGCCGATCGCGAGCTCCTGCCGCATCGACGCCACCCAGCCCTCAATGTCGGCCGCGCTCGGCATCTCAGTCACCGAAGCCCTCCGGCATGTGCCCCCACTCGGCGGCCTCTTCCGTCGTCGGCTTCATCGGGTCGCCCTCGAACGCCTCGCTCGTCTCGACGGCCTCCGGCGAGGGCTCCTCGCTCGGCTCCTCCGGTGCGGCCGCGGCGACTTCCGGCTCGGGCTCTCCCTTCGCCTCGGCCGCGGGCGCCGGTGCAGGCTCCTCGGCCCGCTTCGGCTCGACACGGCGACGTCGCATCGTCCGCTTCGCCGTCGGCTTCGCCTCGACAGCGGGCGCCTCCGGGGGCTGCTCGCCGTCGGCGAGCTCCTCCACCGAGTAGAGGCCCGCGACCGTGTCGGCCGCGATCAGGCGCACGAGCTCGGACGTCGCGCGAGCGGTGAGCATCGCCTGCGGCTGCTTCTTCCAGTTGTCCTTGTTCGTCAGGCCCATCGCACGGGCCCGGTCCATGTCCCACATGGACTCCTGGATGCGGTCGTCCCCGCGGCGCCGGCCGCGCATCACCACGCGCTGGGAGTTGGCCTCCTCGACCCAGATCTCGTGCCCGTCGCGCTGCGCGAGAGCCCGGAGCGTGTTCGCGCGGAACGCCGGCGTGCCCTGGATCACGTCGAGCGACCGGAGTGCCGCCATCGGGTCCATGATTCCGACGCCGCGCGCCGTCATGATCGCCGCGGCCGCGTGGCCCGGGTTGCCCTGGTACTGCTGCGGTACGAACGGCGTCGTGACGAGCGACCGCGCGAAGTTGTAGCAGAGCTGCAGGTCGCGGGTGAACTGCAGCAGGTCGACTGACCCGTGCTCGTTCGCGAGGACGACCTCCTGCTCGGCTGTCGGTCGGCCCTCGTGCTGCTCGATCTCGGTGCTCATCGCCTCGTTTCTTCCTTCGTTCATGCGGCCTCACCGGCGCGCAGCGCCCGGCCCTTCCACTCGTCCGCCACGTCCCGGTTCGCGGCGCCGCGAGCGACCGAGACGACGTTCCCGAACGCCTGCCAGGTGCGGTCGGAGAACTCCATCGGGTAGACCTCGTAGCCGTCGGAGCGGATCCAGATGGCCCAGAGGTCCGTGATTCCCAGTTCGGCGACGCGCCGCTCGACTCCTTCCTGGTCGAGGTAGTGCGTCGCCTTCGCGTACGCCGTCAGCTGCAGCGCCGTCTCCGGGTAGATGCCGGTGCGGTTCGTCTTCCAGTCCCCGAGGATCACCTTCCCGGCGTGCTCCGGGAGCTTCGACCGGAGCAGCAGGTCGAAGGTGCCGCCGTAGAGCGCCTTCTCGTGGTAGACCGACGCCTCGGTGAGGATCGTCTCGACCTTGAACTCGTCGAGGAAGCGCAGCGCCGAAGACACATGACCTGCGATCTCGTCGGGCACCTCGACGTCCTCGCCGAGTGCGAGCTTCTCGGCGAGATCGTGGACCTCGGTGCCGCGATGCTTCGCCTCGTCCGAGATTGCGTACCGAGACTTCTTCAACGTCTCGAGCCGCTTCGAGTGCGAGAGTTCCGCGAGTTCGTCCCAGTGGTCGACGGCGTACTCCGCGGTCGAGTTCGCCGCCCAGTTCACGAGTGCGGGCTTCGGCAGCCCGTTCCCGAGCAGCGTCGTCACGCCGTCGAGCTTCCGCTCGCCGAGGTAGTAGGCGTGATTGCGCCCGTACTTCCGCTTGCGGAATCCCGACGCCGGCGCCGCGGCCTTCTTCTTCGCAGCCATGTCTACGCCTCGTCCTCTCCGTCGAGCGGCAGCGTCGCGTTCCCGGTGCGCTTCTCGTACTGTCCGCGGAGCAGCTGCTTCACCTGCTCGGCGTCTGCGCCCGTCACCTGCTCGACGTGCTTGAACCGCACCGTCGCCTGCCACTGGTCGGACGGGTCAGTCTTCGCGACCGCGTGCCGGGACACGATGCCGACCACCACGACGTCGTCAGGGGCCCCGGCCGTGAAGTGGTCCTCGAGGGCCTGCAGCCCGTCCAGTTCTTCGTCCGGCCGCTTGGCCGTGTACTTGAGCACCATCTGCTCTCCTCATTCCTTCTCGGTGTCCTCCGCCGGCTTGGCGGGGGAGTCTGTGTGCTCGAAGATCCGGATGATCGTTCGAGCGCGTTCGCCCGCGCCGTAGATGCGCTTGGCGTGGATCTCCTCGATCTGTTCGTCGTCGACGTACGCGATGCCGTTGAGCGCGTCGGTGCAGAGCTTCACGAGGTTGTCGGTGTCCACCCGGTGCCGCGTGGAGCGGTAGAAGGTGGCGATGAACATCAGCCGGCCCTTCAGGGGTGCGAACCCGGGGTGAGTGGCGGCGAACGCGGCGGCGACGCGCTTCTCCGCGTCCACAGTCCGTTTCGGCGTGAACGCTCGCTGACCGGCCTTCGCGCGCGGTCGACCCTTGGGGATCGGCTCGCCGTTGACCACGAGCGCGGCGCGCGGCTTGAACTTCACGGCCGGCCTGCGCTCAGCGCTCCCGCCGCACGCCGAGCCGCTGCTGCCAGTCGGCCCAGGAGGCGACGCAGACGAGCAGGACGACGAGCAGCCCGGGCGCTACGGCGAGGGCCTGGCACAGGGGCGAGAGCGTCCAGAGAAGGCCGCTCGCCGCGGCGAGCCCCGACATGACGGTGAGCAGGCACAGGAGCCGCCAGGCGGCAGTCGTCCATCCAGTCCGGTCCCGACGCATTCACTTCTCGCCCCGCTGCTGCTCGGCGTGCGCGATGCGCCGCTCCTCCTCACAGTCCCGGCATTCGCAGGACAAGCGAAGCCGGTCCAAAAGCGCCCGCCCCTCCGGAGAATCGACAGGGACCGCACGAACGCTGAGGCCTGCTGACGCGGCAAGCGCTTCGGCAGCTTGCTCAAGCAGGCCGCGGGTGGCTTTCATCCGGGCATTCGCAAGGCGCAATGCTCTTCGGCTGAGCGCGTAGGCCGTGACACCGGTAGCGGCGAGCACGGCACCAATGACGAGTTCCATGAGGGCTTCCTTCCGGGAAGTGGGTATGCAGCGGCCTGCCCATCCGGCAGGGGACGGGTCGACCAGGTGGTCAGAAGGGCTAGGCGCTCGCCCTGTAGCGGCGCTCTGCCTCTGCGTGGCGGGCCCGGATGCGGGCTTCCAGAACCTCGACAGAGGGGGTGACGTTGGGCACGTAGGCGCCGAGCGCCGCTTCGTGCGGGTCCATGGACATAGTCCGGATCAAGCCGGCCGTGACGGTCTCGCCGATGCCCCTGAGCACCTCTTCGCGCGACGGGGGTGGAACGGTCACGATGCCGCCGCCTCGTGCTGCTCGTCGGCGTCGACGGGTTCGGGCTTGACGACGATTTCCCCGAGCGCCATGCCGAACGCGTCGGCGAGCCGGACCACAGGGCCGAGCGAGGGCTCTTCCCCGTTGCGGTAGCGCTGCAGCGTGCCGCGGGAGATGCCCATGAGGCGGGCGAGTGCGTCGTCGGAGCGGATACCGTTGTGGATCTTGAGGCGGTCGAGCAGGCCAGGACGAATGATCGCCGCGGGGTGCTGTGCCGCCGTGTCAGTTGCTGTGCTCATGAGTCAATGGTGACGCCGTCAATTCGCGCTGTCAAGCACATGGAGCAAATGGGTTGCGCGCGATACGCGAGTGACTTATTCTTGAGTCATGAATGGCGCACAGAAGTGGATCGACCAGGTTCGAGGGACAGATTCTCTGCGGGCGGCTGCACGCCGAGCGGGTATCACCTCCGCCAAGCTCATCCGCCAGGTCAATGAGAATCAGGTGACCTTTGAGACTGTCCGGGATGTTGCCCGGGCGTACGAGCGCCCCGTGCTCGCCGACCTGATCGCCCTCGGCCACCTCACCGAGTCCGACGCCGGCATCGAGGGCGTTGAGCGAGCTCTGCACTCAGCTACCGATGCGCAGCTCGTGCTTGAGGTCTCGCGTCGTCTCGACGTCGCGCCGTCTATGCTCTGGGATGCTCCGATCAGCGAGGCTGTCGAGCGCGCGGACGCCATCGTCCACCGCCCGGATTTCACTCGCGAGCCGGCCGAGGATGACCACCTGGCCGCCGCCTCCCCGATCACGGAGGAGGACCCCGACTCTCTCTACGACGGTGCGTGATCGTGCAGGACCTCTACGACTTCGCCGCAGCCATGGGCCTGACGATCGAGTGGTGGCCGCTCAAGAAGCGCAACGGTGAGTACCGGCACGACCTCAAGCGCATCCGTCTTCGTCACGGCATGACGGAGCGGCTCATCAGGTGGACTCTCGCGCACGAGCTCGGGCACGCCGCATTCGGGGACCAGCCCAGCTATTTCGGGCCTGCAAGCGCGAAGATGGAGCGGCGCGCGAGCGAGTGGGCTGCGCTCCGCCTCATCAACCTCGACGCGTACCGCGAAGCTGAAATGCTCCGCGACGGGCACCTCGCGTCAATGGCACACGACCTCGGTGTCGCCCTCGAATGCGTTGAGGTGTACCAGTCGCTGCTGCTGCGCCTCGGAGACGTCACTTACCTCGACCCCAAGATGGGCGCCGGGCAGTGGGCCTTCCGCTGCGAGGTCGCCTGATGGTCGCCCGCCTACGCCCTGTACCGGACACGCCGCCGCGGGCGGTGCTCTACCTGCGCCAGTCCGTCGCCCGCGACGACTCGATCTCGATCGAACTGCAGGAGATCGCCGGGCGTGACTACTGCGCGCAGCACGGTTATGACGTCGTCGCGGTGGAGATCGACGAGGGCATCTCGGGCCGGACATGGACGAAGCGTCCCGCTGTGCAGCGCGTCATAGACATGATCGAGTCCCGCGAAGCCGACGTCATCGTGCTCTGGAAGTGGTCGCGCCTCAGCCGAAGCCGGAAGGACTGGGCTGTCGCAGCCGATCGCGTCGACGTTGCCGGTGGCCGCATCGAGTCCGCAACCGAACCCATCGACACCGCCACCGCATCGGGACGGTTTGCGCGCGGCGTCATGACCGAGTACGCCGCCTTCCAGTCCGAGCAAATCGGTGAGCAATGGGCAGAGGTCCGGGCCCGCCGATTCAGCCTCGGCCTACCCCCGGCGGGCAAGGTTCCATGGGGGTGGGTGAGCAGGAAAACGCACATCGAGAGCATCCCCGAGCAAGTGCCGATCGTGCGCACTATGTACCGGCTCTACGGTGAGGGGAGAGGCGCCGCGTACATCGCCTACTGGCTGAACGCCCAAGGAATCCCAGCGCCCCGCGGAGGGGACTGGCGGCCCGTTACGGTCACATCCTGCCTCGACTCGCCCATCCACGCCGGCCTTGTCAGCTATCTCGGCGAAACCCGCAAGGGCGCCCACGAGGGGATCATCAGCGAGGCCGAGTACGCGAAGTACCGACGAATGCGCGACGATCGCAGCACCCCGAAGAAGCCGCGCCGCAGCACCTACCTGTTGTCCACCCTCGTGGTCTGTCACTGCGGCCTCAAACGTGCCGGGAGCACCCTCACTGAGCGCCGCCAGAGTGGACGCACCGTCAGCTACTACAGCTACAAGTGCCCCGCCGCCACCGAGCACACGAAGTCTGTGGCCGCATGGCGAGTCGAGATCCCCGTCGTCGAATGGCTGCGAAGCTTCAAGGTTTCGCCGGCCCCGGCACCCCCTGTCTCAGCCCAGGCCGACGCCGATGCCATCGCGAGGGAGATCCTCGACGCCGAACGCACTATGGACCGCCTCACGCTGCAGCTCGCGCAGGACATCATCCCGAAGGCATCGTACGAGCGAACCCGTGACTCGCTGCTCACGGAGATCAACCGCCTCCAAGCCGCACAGCGAGAGGCCGCATTGCAGACCATGCTTCCGCCGTCGGCTTACCTGGACGCGCACGCCGACGCGCTGGACTCCTGGGATGACCTGCAGGTCGCCGACAAGCAGGCCGTACTCAGGGGTGTAGTCCGCTCCATCACGATCCGAGACGACGGCCTCATCGAGGTGCTCCCACAGTGGGGCGGGGAACCAATCGTGCTCGAGCAGGCACAGGGAGTTAACGCCGGTTGA